CCTCAGACACAGCAACAAGCGCAGATGTAATCTTGAGTGTATTGGAGCAAACCTAATGAGCAGACAGTCTGAACTAGCTGAACTAAGTAGGGTCTATGATAGTTCTGCGTTGTCGAACAGAAACTTTATTATCAATGGTGCGGCAGTCCTTGACCAACGCAACGGCGGCTCTAGTGTTACAGCTAGTACAGGCACTTACACTCTTGATAGGTGGAGAGCATACGACAACACTGATGGGGTTTTTACAGTCCAACAGGTTTCGGATTCACCCGATGACTTTTCATATTCAATAAAAGTTACTGCGACAACTGCTGACTCTAGCCTTGCCGCCGCACAGCAAGCAAAACTGCAACAAAGAATTGAAGGCTATAATGTTGCGTCTCTTGCGCTAGGCAGTTCTGGGGCAAAATCACTTACTCTATCGTTTTATGTAAAATCTAGTGTCACAGGCACTTATGGTGTTGGCTTTATCAATAGTGCTAATGACCGCAGCTTTGTGACTAGTTATACAATAAACTCTGCTAACACTTGGGAATACAAAACCATTACTCTGGCTGGTGATACAACTGGCACTTGGCTAACGACAAATGGTATTGGCTTAAATGTTCAATGGTCGTTAGGGATGGGTTCTAATTTTGAGGGAACATCTGGCTCTTGGCAAGCTGGAGAAAAATCAGACGCTAGTGGATTTACAAAACTTATTGGTACACTAAACGCCACATGGCAAATTACAGGCGTCCAGCTAGAAGTAGGCGACACCGCCACGCCCTTTGAGCATCGGTCCTTTGGGGAAGAGATGGCTAAGTGTCAGAGATATTACACAGTTTACTCTGCTGGGTCTGGCGGTGGTGCTATGCTTTGTTCTAACGCTAGTGATACTTATAGAAGACTTATGTTGGTTCATGCTGTTAAACAAAGGGCTGGTGGAACAATTACTGCAACTTACAATGGCGGTAGTGGAGCGGGTTCTTTATCGCAAGATTATATGTCGTATGTTTATATAAACGCAGGTAACACCTCAGATTACATAAATTTAGATTCTTTAATTTCTGATGCGGAGCTATAGATGAATATTACATCAGCACAATATGTTACTCACCCTGACACAGATGCAAACGCTTGCATAAAAGCTACTATAGATGGTGTTGAAGTACAGGTTCCACTAGACCCCGACAACCGCCATTATGCAGCCATCCTTGAGTGGGCGGAAGAAGACGGCAACGAGATCCAAGCAGCTGAGTAATGTCAACCCTAGAGCAAATCAAGATCGCTGCTGAAAGTGATCTTGTAACATTCATAAGGTTAGTAGCACCAGAGCAGGTACTAGGGCAAGCCCACGAAGATGTCTGCAACTGGTGGATAAGACCTGAAGCTAAGTCACACCAACTCTTACTCTTTCCTAGAGACCACGGTAAGTCAAGATTAATAGCGTTTAGAGTAGCTTGGGAGTTGACAAAGAACCCAACTTTACGTATACTATACATATCAGCTACAGCTAACCTTGCTGAGAAACAACTAGGTTTCATTAAAGGAATACTTACTTCAGACATATACAGAAGGTATTGGCCTGAACACGTAAACTTTGATGAAGGTAAACGAACACGATGGACTAACTCAGAGATTATGTTAGACCATCCATTAAGGAAGAAAGAAAATGTTAGAGACCCTTCGATCTTTACTGGTGGACTTACTACATCGCTTACAGGCTTACATTGTGACATTGCTGTCCTCGATGACTGCGTGGTGTATGAAAATGCTTACACAGGTGAAGGACGCAATAAAGTCAAAAGTCAATACTCTCTTCTCTCGTCTATTGAAGGTGCTGAAGCGAAAGAGTGGGTAGTAGGAACTAGGTATCACACTGCTGACTTGTACAACGATCTACTGCAAATGACTGAGGATCAGTACGACAAAGGTGGTGATAAGATAGGTGAGGATAGTATCTATGAGGTATTTGAGAAACCTGTAGAAGAACGTGGTGACGGAACAGGTGAGTTCCTATGGCCTAGAACCCAGCGCAAAGACGGTAAGTGGTTTGGGTTTGACATGAAGATACTAGCAAAGAAACGTGGTCAGTATCTAGATAAAGGACAGTTCAGAGCACAGTATTACAACGATCCTACTGACCCTGACAACGTACCTGTCTCACCAGATAAGTTTCAGTACTACGAAAGGAAACACGTAAGAGAAGACAACGGCTACCTGTTCTACAAAGATAGTAGACTAAATGTCTTTGCTGCTGTTGACTTCGCTTTCAGTTTAAACAAACGTGCTGACTATACAGCCATAGTTGTGATAGGTGTCGATGCAGAAAACAACGTCTACGTCTTGGACATCGACAGATTCAGGACTGACAGAATATCTGATTACTTCCAGAACATACTCCACATGTCAAACAAGTGGTCATTCAGAAAGCTCAGAGCAGAAACAACAGTCGCACAAATGGCAATTGTCAAGCAACTCAAAGAACTTATCAAGCAACACGGACTAGCTATAAGTATTGATGAGTACAGACCTAACAAAAACCAAGGTAACAAACAAGAACGTATAGCTTCGATACTTGAGCCACGCTATGATAACATGAGTATATGGCACTACAGAGGTGGTAATACTCAGTTACTAGAGGAAGAGTTGTCATCAAGAAACCCAGTTCACGATGACATAATTGATGCTTTAGCTTCTGTTGTTGATATGGCTGTCAAACCAGCCAGAGTAATACGTAGGAGTAGAGATAACGTGGTACAGTTTAATTCTAGATTCGGTGGAGTTTCCTTCTAATGGCTGGAACAACTATTGACCTGCAGACTATGATTGATCCACACGGTCTAGCAGAAGACATTGCAGATCGTTGGACACAATGGCACAACGCAAGACGAACAAAGATTGAAGAGTGGAAAGAGTTACGTAACTACATCTACGCTACTGATACTCGCACTACGTCCAACAGTAAACTGCCTTGGACTAACAGTACAACTACTCCAAAGCTTACACAGATAGCTGACAATCTACACGCTAACTACTTCTCAGCGTTGTTTCCTCAGAAGCGTTGGTTTAGGTTTGAAGCACACGATGAGGACTCAGACGTAAAGAGCAAGCGTGATGTTATCCAAGCTTACATGGAAAACAAGATACGTCAGTCTGACTTTGTAGATACAACAAGTAAACTTATCAACGACTACATTCAGTATGGTAACTGTTTTGCTACAGTAGAGTTTGTTAGAGACTACACTGAGTACGAGGATGGTGAACGTGCAGTAAACTACGTAGGTCCAAAACTTGTACGTATTAGCCCATTTGATATTTGCTTTAATCCACTAGCATCAAGCTTCGGTGAAAGCCCTAAGATTGTCAGAACTATGATGAGCATGGGTGAGTTAGCTAGAAAGATTGAAGAGACTGTAGATAACGCATACCTTAATCAAATCTTTGAGAAGATGGTAGCTAACAGGGCTGCTGTAAGTGGTAACGATGTTGACATAGACAAGTCTCACGCATTTACAGCAGACGGTTTTACAAACCTAAACGAATACTACGAGTCAAACTTTGTAGAACTTATGACATTCTACGGTGACATCTATGATGCTGACACCAAGGTCTTCCATAAGAACAGAGTTATAACTATTGTAGACAGAGCCTACGTAATCTACAATGAGCAGAACCCTAGCTGGTTAGGTAAGTCACCAATCTATCACGCAGGTTGGAGAGAGCGTCCAGACAATCTATACGCAATGGGGCCACTTGACAATCTTGTTGGTATGCAGTATCGTATAGATCACTTAGAAAACCTAAAGGCTGATGTCTTTGATCAGATAGCTTACCCTATCATTAAGATCAGAGGTGACGTAGAAGACTTTGACTTCGAGCCAGCAGCACGTATATACATGGGTGAAGAGGGTGACGTAGGATACTTAGCTCCTGATCCGACAGCACTAAACGCTGACTTTCAGATCCAGAACCTAGAAGCTAAGATGGAAATGATGGCTGGTGCTCCACGTGAGGCTATGGGTATCCGTAGTGCAGGTGAGAAGACAGCTTTCGAAGTACAGCAGTTGATGACTGCAGCAGGACGTATCTTCCAACACAAGACTGCACACTTTGAGAGAGTATTCCTAGAGCCTATCTTAAACGGAATGATCGAAGCTGCTAGACGTAACATGGACTACGCAGATACAATTAGAGTTCTTAATGAAGACTCAGGTGTGTTCTTCTTCGAAGAGATTACAAAAGAAGACATCATGGCTAACGGCAAGATTGTACCTATGGGTGCTAGACATTTTGCTGAGAGAGCACAGAGAGTACAGAACCTGACACAACTCTATCAGATCAAACTTGCTGATCCTACTGTTGCTATACACCTGTCAGGTAAAGAGTTTGCTAGAATCCTAGCAGATGAGCTAGGTGAACCAGCACTATTTGGTGATAACGTGACAGTTTCTGAACAACTAGAAACTCAACGTATTACAACTGAAGCCGAAGTACAGTATGAAGAAGAACAAGATATAGCAATAGAGAAAGGGCTATAAGATGCCGTATAAAAAAGGTAAAGTACAGAAGTACTCTAACGCAACTAAGAAACCTATGGAAAAAAAGAAACCAATGAAAAAGAAGCCTATGAAAAAATAGATGAAGGCTGCTTGGTTTAAAAAATGTAAGACGCAAGAAGACAAGGACAAGATCAAACAAAAGATCATGTCCAACTCAGAAAGTCTTCTGCTTCTCGAAGAGATTCTTGAGTCTATGCTTGAGGATAGACCAACTACAATGGACTACGACAGTCCTTCTTGGTCACACAAAATGGCTGATCGTATCGGCTACAACAGAGCACTAACCCAAGTGCTCGATCTTATTAACCTAGATAAGGAATAGAACTATGGTATTTACTGATAATACTGCAACCACACAGGAAGATCAGAACAACGAGAATCAAGGACAGGAAACCCCTCAACAGGAATCTTTTCTTGATAAACTTGTACAGGCAAAGGGAGAGAACTGGAAAGATCCTGAAGTGTTAGCCAAAGGTAAATTAGAAGCCGATGGTTACATTAAAAATCTTGAAGACCAACTCAGTCAAATGAGGGAAGACTTGAAGAAACAGGAATACAAAAACGAAGTTCTTGATCAGCTTCAGACCAAGGCCGCTGAATCTACTGCAGCGACTAATGAAGTGCCTAATAATAACAGTAGCACTAAAGACCAGAATACCACTGCAAACTTTAGTGAGGAAGACCTGAAGAGCCTTGTTGAAAAGACACTAGGTCAGCGAGAACTAGAAGCCAAAGTTAAAGGTAATCTAGAACTTGTTGATAAAGAACTAGAGGGAAGCTTTGGCACTGAAGCCAAGGCTCAAATCGAAAAGAAAGCAACAGAGCTTGGTATGTCAATAGATCGTTTACGTGATATTGCTGCTGAGTCACCTAATGCCTTCTTCGCTCTTATAGGTGAGAACAAACGTCCTGTCAGCCCTATGGTTGCTGGGTCAGTTCGAACTGAAGGTGTCAACATGCAATCCTCTACGGAGCGAGATTTTAATTACTATCAGAAACTACGTAGAGAAAATCGTAACTTGTACTATTCCGCTAAGACGCAGCAACAAATGTTTGAGGATAAAGCTCGGCTTGGCGATAAGTTTGGTGCATAATTAAAGGAACTTAGACATGGCAATGACCACATCTAATACCTCGTTCCTGCAACGTGCTCAGGTCTACTCATCAGAATTAAAAGACATTCTGCGTGAAGAGATGATGGCACAACGATATGTGCGTATGCTTGATGGTTTTCCTGATGGAAACACTTTCAACATCCCATCTATCGGTCAGGCACAGGTAGACAACTACACTGAGGACAGTGCCGTTACTTACCGTCCATTAGACACAGGTAACTTCACATTCACAGTGGATAAGTATCTTTCATCAGCTACTTATATGACTAAAAAAGCAGAGCAAGACACATTCTATTCTTCAGAATTAATGTCACGCTTTGTACCTGAACAAGAACGTGCAATCATGGAACACTTCGAGACAACAACTCTCGCTGCTCCTGAATCTGGCGTATCAGCTAACTCTAACGAAACACTCAACAGTATTTCAATGCGTGTTGGGTCAACAGGTACAGGTGAAGTTATCACCTTGAAAGAGTTTGCTTATGCACGTTACGCTCTGAAGAAACAGAACGTTCCAGACAGCAACTTGGTAGCCATCGTTGATCCGTCTGTTGAGTACACACTTAACACACTGAGCAACATCGTAAACGTGTCAAACAACCCACGTTTCGAAGGACTAGTTCGTGACGGTATAGCAACTGGTATGCGTTTCGTAGCAAACGTATATGGGTTTGACGTATACTGCTCAAACTTCCTACCAGACGCAACCGACAACGCACTTGCAGACCTTGCAGGAGCAAACCAAGATTACTCATCTACCAATGGTAAAGTAAACTTGTTTTTCTCAGCAGACCAGTCTGTAAACCCATTCGTTGGTGCGTTCCGTCAACAACCTCAAGTGGACTACGACTACAACAAAGACTTCCAACGTCATGAGTTTGTAACAACTGCTCGTTACGGTGTCAAGTTGTATCGTCCTGAAAACATGGTTCGTGTTATCACGAAACCAACAGTAGCGTAAGGAGGTAGACTAATGAGTTATGTAAACGCAGACGGTCTAGAGATTCTTACCGCAGGTGAACAGGGAACTGCTGCAAAGCGTGGTACTTCTCTTTCAAGTCAAAAGAAAGCATTAGTGATGACAATCACAGGAACAGAAGTTCCTTCATCTGTGGCAACTCCACAGGATCACGATGCTTTCATCCCAGCAGGTTCGTACATCACTGGTGCTCACCTTATTGTCACAACAGCTTTCACCTCAGGTGGTTCAGCTACATTGACAGTAGGTACTTACCAGCAAGATGGTACTGTCGTAGATGCTGATGGCATTGACGCAACTGTTGCTTTGGCTGCTCTTGCAGCTAACAAAGCAGTAGCTTGTGACGGTGCAGCAGTAGGCGGTACAGCGACTGTTGGAGCTAACGATGTTTATGTCGAAGCTATCTATGGCACAGCAGCATTTACTGCTGGTGAAGCCAAGTTGGTTATCGAATACATCGAGCCTTAATGACACTGGGGTGTTCCTTCGGGAGCACCCTACCTCATGCCCTAGGAGATTTTAATGGCTAACGTAAACCACTCTACTCTTTCTGATCCTTACTTACACGAACCTAAAGGCGTTGCTTCAGCAAGTAGTGGTGACGTTTACCTAGCTAACGGTTCTGGATCAGGTACTTGGACATCCAGACAGTCCATGTTAACAGTTCAGTTTCCAGACATTTCGTCTACAACTAATCTGTATGTACCCATACCTTACGCAGGAACTATAACTAAAATACAAAGTGCTTTAACAGCAGCTATCACAGGTTCAGATGCTGTATTTACTATAACTAACTCAGCAGGTAATTCTATGGGAACCCTTACTATAACTCAGTCAGGTTCTGCTGCAGGTGATGTAGATACACTGACACCTTCATCAAATAATACAGTAACAGCAGGAAGTTTTATAAAGATAGCTTCTAATGGTGGACCAAGCTCACACGTTGAGGCTTGCATAGTTATTTGCGTGGATGGATCATAATGAAAAGCACTCTCTTACAAGTAGTACAGTCTATTCTGTCTGACATGGACTCAGAGGATGTCAACAGCATATCTGACACAGTAGAAGCTCAACAGGTAGCCTCAGTAGTAGAAGACACTTACTTCAATATAATCGCAGCAAGAGATATACCTGAACACAATAAACTTATACCCTTAATTTCTTTAGCAGATAATACAAAACCTACACACTTCACGTATCCTGCAAGAACAAAGCAGTTGATACGTGTTGACTACAACATAGGTACTTCTTCTACACCTGACTACAGAGAAATAGTTTATGTAGAACCTTTAGTGTTTATGGACAGGATGGATGAGACAGCTAAGAAAGTTACAACAGTAGATCAATCAGTAGAGTTGTTTGTAGGCAATGACAAAGACCCATCTTATTATACTTCTTTTAACGACAACCATATTATTATGGATGCCTACGATGCTTCAGTAGAGGCTAACTTAGCAGCTAACAAAACAAGAGCTTTCTGTTCTATCTACCCAACCTTCAGTCAAACAGACAGCTTTGCTATAGACTTAGACCAAACACTAATGCCTTTCCTTTTGGCAGAAGCTAAGTCAACTTGCATGAGTTTATTCAAGGGTGGTCCTGACCCTAAGATTGATCAAGCTGCACGTAGATTAAAATCTTACGTACAAAACGATCAGTACAAGACTAGACAAGCTTCAAGAAACCAGTACGGAAGAACTTAATGATAGATATAGAAACTGATACAGTAAACCAACGCTGTGTCATAAGATCTGACAAGATGATGTCAGAGATTTATGTACATAAAGAAGAAAGTGGATACAGTTTTTTTAGAGTTAAGTTTGAAAAGGGTTCTGTGCCTAGTGAGTTATCAGGCAGGTACTCTAGCTTAGACAAAGGCAAAGAAGCTGTAGAACATTACTTGAGAAACAAAGTAAAAACTAAAACTGTTCAGCGTAACGAATACGCAGACCAACGCGAGAAAGAACGTAATGGCTCAAAGTCTAAGTCAGAAAGCAGTTAATAACTTTGTAAGAGGTCTGGTAACTGAGGCTGCAGAACTTACATTTCCTGAAGGTGCTTCCGTTGATGAACTAAACTGTGACCTACGTAGGGATGGTACTAGACGTAGACGGTTAGGTGTGGAGTACGAAACAGGTAATGTATTATCTTCATATACCCTTGGTGATGCAGAACAAACTGCTACAGGATCTTGGGTAAACGTTGGTGGTAACGCTGACCTAGAGTTCCTAGTATTCCAGAAGGGTGCTAGGCTTTATTTTTATAACAAAGGTGCTTTGCCTTATTCTAACCAAGTTGAGTCGAACTCAGTAAACCTATCGTCATACGAACAGTCAGGATCTAATGGTGCAGACACAGCTAAGTGTCAGTTCACATCTATCAAAGGTAACTTAGTTGTATCATCACCTGAGATAAACACAATAGCTATTGAGTATAGCTCAGGTACATTTACAGTTACTCAGATTGACTTTGAGATTAGAGACTTTGAGTTTCAGTCTAATAGAGATAATTTCTATAGTGAAAGAAGCACTATTATTACAGATAAAGACAGAGACTATGATAGCCAAAACTGTGGCTGGGTAGGAGATAAAGGTAGTGCAGCATATACAGCTTACAAAAGTGCTAATACAGCTAGACCTCCTTTAACACACCCTTGGTACGCAGGTAAAGACTCTAATGGAGACTTTGATGAAGCTGAGTGGAAAAAAGTTTATGGAGGTTCTACTTTAACAGGTAATGGTCATTATAAATTAGACTTCTTTTCTAAAGACAGAGCTACGGTTTCAGGACTCACTGGCCTAACTAAACCTACGGATACAGAAAACTCTAGGTTTAGATGTGCTGAGTCATTCTCTGGTAGGGTTTTCTACGCAGGTATTGACAGTGCTGAAAATGCTGGTACAATACTGTTCTCTAAAGTTGTTGAAACAGTAGATGACTTAGGTGTATGCCATCAGCAAAATGACCCTACAGCAGAGTACTTGTCAGACTTGTACGCTACAGATGGTGGTGAGATAAGAATACCTGACGCTGTTAAAATACAGAGACTATACGCTTATCAAAACTCTCTCTTCGTGTTTGCTGAGAATGGTGTGTGGCAAATCTCTGGTGTTGACGGTGTGTTTAGAGCTACAGAGTTTTCTGTCAACAGAGTTACTAGGGTTGGTATACTACAACCTCAAACATTCGTAGAAGCTGAGGGTGTTCCTTTCTGGTGGTCAAGGTTTGGTATACACACACTGACTACAGACCCTGTATCAGGCCAAGGTCAAGAACAAAACTTGACAATACCTACAGTACAAACTTTTTGGGATAACATTGATGCTGATGCTAAACTAAAAGTTACTGCAGTTTATGACGCTATCAACAAAAGGATATACTGGGGTTATCCCAACGCAAATGAAACTGTAGAGTCTAAGTTAAACAACTTCTTAATTCTTGACGTACCACTACAAGCTTTCATACCTTGGAAAATATCAGATCAAACGTCTAACACAGATTGTGTAGTTGGTTTAGCTTTCTACTCAGGGTATGGTGCTAGTGAAGTTGCATTAGACGTTACATCAAACAATGGTGTAGATGACGTTGTTACATCAGCAGGTGACGATGTTGTTTCAACTCAGGTGTCTAACACAACAACAGGTGATGCAGCTATCATTTTGATTTGTAGAGAAGGATCAAACAATAAAATAACATTCGGTGCTTTTACAGCTATTGACTTTTTAGATTGGGGTGATACAAACTACACATCTTTTGCTGAGACAGGGTACGATTTTATAGGAGATGTTATAACTAAAAAGAACGCACCCTACATTGTCACATATTGTAGAGTAACAGAGACAGGGTTTACTGGTAATGAGACTGCAGGTTACGAGCCTATTAGACCTTCAGGTTTAAAAGTTTCTGCTGCTTGGGATTTTGCTGAGGACTTTGGTACATCACAACAGGTATATAGGTTGAAGTATCCTTTGTTTCCTAACAACAGTAACCTTAGTGACTTCAACTATCCAGATGATGTGATAACTTCAAGAGTAAAAATACGTGGACACGGACGATCCATGAGACTTAAATACGAAAGTGAACAGGGTAAAGACTTCTTGCTCCTAGGTTGGGGCTTGGTACAAGGAAGGAACCCTAGATACTAATGTCTGAATACACAATTAGGGATGCTACCCAAGAGGATGTCTTGGATATTGTCCTAGCAGTAAAACAATTCTGTAAAGAAATACCTCATCCAGCTTGGTCTAAGATAAACACAAACAAGATTAATGAACTAGTAACTACTTTAATAGAGCATGAAATAGGTTTTGTAAAAGTAATAGACCACAATGATGAGATAGTAGGTGCTCTTATAGCAATGGTTACTGAGCTACCTATTAACGACTTTAAGTTTTCCCAAGAAATAATGTTTTGGATTGACCCTGAACACAGAAATGGTAAGACTTCAATGAAACTAATAAACGAATACACACTTTGGTCTGAAGAAGTAGGTTGTAATTTTGCTAGACTATCTGAATTAGATAACCTTCTTAGCAGTAGAGCAGGTGTGTTATTTAAACGTAAAGGTTATAAACCTATAGAAACTGCTTACATAAAGGAAATATAATATGGCAATTTTTACAGCAATAAGCGCAGTAGGTGCAGGACTTGCTGCAGTAGGAAGTCTTGTAGGTGGTGGAGCATTAGCAGGTGCAGCTATAGTAGGTGGTACAGCAGCTACAGCTTATGGTGTTAGTAAAACTGTTAAGTCAACTAAACAAGCTACTGCTGCAGTTCAAGCTCAAACTAGGGCTGTTGAAGTGCAACAGAAGCAACAAGCTGCCACAGAAACAAGACAACGAAGACAAGCTATAAGATCAACATTACGGACTTTTAAAGCTCAACAAGCTCAAAGACGAGCAGGTGCAGCAGATGCTGTGTCAGGTTTTGGAGGTTTCAGAGGTTCACTCTTTTCACAACTAGGAGCTAACTTAGGTTTTAGTACTATGATGTCAGGTCTTAGTGCTGAACGATCAGCGTTTACTCAACAAGCTTCTATATTAAGTGGACAGTCTCAATACAACGCTTCTCTAGGTGGATTAGGTTTTCAGTTTGGTTCTATGTTGTTACCTAATATAAACACATTATTAGCTAATTCAACCTCAGCATCAGGATTGCCAGAGTAATGGTATCTCTTTTAACCTTAAATCAAAAGGTTCTTAACGAAGAAATACTAAGAGCACAAACTCTAGACTTTCCTGAAAAAGAACCTTTTAATCCTAGAAGCCTTGTCGAAAGACAAAAGGCTCAGGAGATAGCTATTACTACCAACATACCTGTAGATCAGGTTGAGGCTGAACGTGCAGCAGGTGATGAAAGCTCACAGACTATAGCTAAGAACGAAGGTTTAAACCTAGACTACGCAATAGCAATAGAACAAGGCTACAGAGATGGCCTTGAGGTTGATGAAGTAGCTGAGTTAATTAAGGACAGGACTGAGAAGGGTGAGGATATGTCCATACCTGAGTACCTTCTCATACAAAACCTTATGTTAGCTGACAATGATGTTAGCCCTGCAGCTTCAAGAACACTGACAAACATGACACTCTGGAACAACATGCTTCAGAGAGAACTAGAAAAGAATGATCAGTCAGGTATCTCTAAGGTCTTGTCCTTTCTAGATGTCAATGTTCTCAGAGAGCTTACAATAGGAGCTTTTGAGAATGTAACCTTCAGATCAAACAGAGAAGGTCAAGACATCCGTAGAGCTTTTAACTCTCTCAATGCTGAAGAGTTTGAGAAGTGGGCTATGGAGTACATAGAAGACCGTAAGGCAGAAGGTATCTTTTCAGAGGATAGCATCTGGAACTTGTACAAATCTGCTAACGATGCTACCTACCTAGGTGACGATCCTATGGCTGGACTCATGGCAGTCTTTGGTGTAGCTGATATTGCTGCGCTGGGCACTACAAAGATCATCAGAGGACCAATAACTGCTGCTGTAGCTGGTGGTAAGAAGACATTTACTACCTCTGCTGAACAAGCAAGTAAGCTCCTAAGCTTAACAAGGTCACGTTCACCAGTGGATACTGTGGCTGTAATGGGTGATGAGGTTCAAGCAGCAAGTGCAGCAACAAGATTAGTAGATGATCTAGGTGCTCAGACAGACCAGATAAACGCAGGGCGTACACTTCCTGAAGACTTAGACCCTGTGAGAGGACCAGTAGAACGTCCTAGTCAAGTTATTACACGACAGGGTGTTCTAAAAAACAGAATTGTAGAGGAATTAGAGTTAGCAAACCGAAGAGGAAGCTTTGGTGAACTGCTGCCTAGAACTGTACTTGATGAATTAGCTAGTGCTACAGCTAGAAA